CGCATTCAGCTTGCAGTATCTGATGAAGCCGAGATGGAAGTCGGCGCCGCAGGACTTGGAAGTTTCATGTCTTTACAGCAGGCACAGGCATCCGACGCACTCGCCAGCAATCTCAACAAACTGATCGCCGAACAACTCAACACCACGCCACAACTCTTCGGCACTACCGGTGCACTTGGAAACTGGTCGGCAACGACAGCAAAACCAACACTTCAGCTCGGCAAGATGGCAGCACAGATGGGGATTTACCGCCCAACCGCATTTGTGATGGGAACACTTGCAGCAGAATACTACACTGACTATGTCGGCGACAAGTCTGCGGTTGCGAACATATCCGAATGGAAAAACGCGGCATCAATGCACCCCACCCTGCAGGTTCCGATCTTTGCATCAACTGACATCGACAATCTTGACGCGTCAGGCAACCTTTGGGTATACGGTGTTACTAACCGCGTTCCGGGCATCATAACTGTTCCGGGCGCAATCAAAGCTCATACTGAGTATGACGCTGACCTCGGTGCTGAAACTTACACCTACAACATCTGGCGCAGTCCGTTCTCAAACATACGGCAGACTTCAGACAACCTGAATCTGGGTGTTGTGAAAGGTATTGTGTCTGAGGCATAATCTCACATTACCTTTTTTTTGCGAGGTGAAAGAATATGCAAATAATACCCGATCCTCAGTCCGCACAATCAGAACACAACAAGCCACGCGTGGGTTTCGCTCATAATTGTTATTCTTCGAAACTTGGCAGACTGTTTCAGGAAACAGTAAAAGGCGGGCTTGAAATGGCGATTGGCAAAGCGTGGCCGATGCTTCTGCGGTATCGGTGCAACGGTGATAAAGACAAATTCCGCGAAGGTAAAAAGAATCCCGACGCGGTGTTTGTTTACGACGACCCGATGTTTGAGGTGCTCAACCGCACCCTAAAAGACACCGCCCGGGAATACTTGACAGACAGCGAAGCACGCCGAAAGCAGGAAATTGTTACTCAAGCAATTGACATGATAATTATGCTGGCTTTCGAGGATGTTTACTACCGACCACTACTCAAGAAGGAAATAGAAGCGGTAATATGCGCCTTCATAGAACGCCCAGAACTGCTTGAGTGGACGGTAGACGAAGAAAGAATAGACGCTGTGTTTAATTCGTTCACGGCCGCCACACACGACCGAAGAAAACGGCATGCATCGTTTATGCAAGCTGTGCAGGAGCGTGCTGATGTCGCAGACTGATGTTGAGTTACTTCTTCCAGTGATCACGCCGTTTGCGGTGCCCGGACTGATAGATACGCTATACGAGATCGCGCTCGCGCAGTTTAAGATTGCCGCGCCGTCCTGTGTTGGCACGTCAGCAGAAAACTTAGCAGTGGTATACTATATTGCCGGTATGCTTTCAAGCGGCGCGGGCACGGTGGGCGTGACATCCGAAAAGATAGATGATTATACTATCTCGTTTGCCGGCGGAGGTCAATCGGATTCATATCATGCGCTATACCAGAGTATAGTCGATCAGTGCAACCACGAAAGTATGCTGTTTGCCGGTTCTGCCGCAGTAAAGCGTGTTGATAAACTGCCGTGTCTGGACTTGGACGGCGCTGGGATGTGTCTTTAATGGAGGACGACAAGAAGATAATCGAAGCTATAACCCGTTTGGGCGGGAAAATTGAAGCACTATCCGACCGTATCGAATGGGTGGTGGGTTCCATACACGACCACGAGACGCGGATTCGGACGCTCGAAGATTGCAACACTAAAGACCACGAGACGAGACTGAGAGTGATTGAGGACTACCAAAGCAACCTGATGGGTAAGATCGCGGGTGTGATGGTGGTTTTCGGGGCGGCGATTTCACTGGTCGCCGCATGGATTGGAACATGGCCTTAAACGAGTATCTAAATCAGGGCGTAACACTGGCAACGTATCACAGCACCAACGCATATGGTGATCCGAGTTACAACGTTGATTCTTCGCTCAACGCGCGGGTATCATACCGGCAAAAACTGGTATATACTCAAGCCGGGGAAGAAGTTATGAGTTTCTGCCATGTTACGGTGCCGGTTGAGGTTAAGTACGAAGATCTGATCACGCTCGCAGACGGTGTGCACCGCGTGCCGCTTGCAATCCGGCACGCAATCGGGCGCGACGGATCTTTGCATCATACGGGGGTTGATCTTTGATGGCGTCCGGAACATTACTAATCGGTGATGACATGCTGATTAACAACCTCCGGGTTAAAGCAGAAGAAATGAACGAGAAGGCAGCGAAAGCACTGAAAGACGCTGGAGGAAAGATCATCTCGTCATCAATCAAACGAACGCCGATAAAAACCGGCGAACTCCGAAAGCGGTCGTTCAACGAGGGGCCGCTTAAGTCTGGTGACTCGTATGTGCAGGTTGTCGGATATGAAAAGTTTGGAGGACTGTGGGAATACGTAGACGGTCCGTATGCTGTTGAGGTGCATGAGAATCTCGAAGCGCGCCACAGCGTTGGCGAATCACAGTTTTTGAAGAAGGGCGTTGAAGAAACATCCGCGAAACTTCAGGCGTATTTGGCGAAGGAGATGAAGATATGAGTCATGCCGCGATCATAGCACAATACCTTGCAGACGTAAGCGGCAACGCGCTGACGATGGGAACAAACTTGTTTGTAGGAAGCGAACCAAAGACACCGGCGAACGTTGTGACGGTATACGACACCGGCGGGCCAGCACCGAATCAGACAATGGACGGCAGGTGCTTTATTTGTTATCCAACGATACAGATAAGGGTGAGACACGCGTCGTTTCTAACGGGTGACACTCAGGCACGCGCGTTGCTTCAGGAGGTCAGACAGATAACACACCAAACACTATCCGGGACGCGATACCTTGGCGTATTCGCAAACAGCGAGACTATTCATTTGGGTAAGATTGATACAAATGCGGGTCTCGCGCACGTATGGACGTCGAACTTTAGAATTATATTGGAGGAATAAATTATGCCATGCAGCACAAAGTATCTTGGAAAGACAACTCAGTTGTCCGACTCAACAGGCGACATCGGTGAGATCAAAGAGATCACGCCGCCTGAGATTAGTATTGACGAACTTGAAACAACGACTTACGGCGCCGGATATTGGCGCACGTTCTGCGCAGGGCTGAAGAACGGTGGAACGCTTGGTGTCACATGTTTTTATGGAACAGATGCAAGCGCAAACGCCGCACAAATCCGGATGAACGCGCGTGCAATCGGCGATCCATCGGGCAACTGTGAACCATACACGATCACCTTCCCCGACAGCAAAACCATGACGTTTTCCGGTATCATCGTAGGTATGCCGATCACCGCACCGATAGATGACAACATGCTAATCACGTACAACATCAAGGTGACCGGCGCGATCACGGGCACACTGTTTACTTAATGAGGTGACGAAGAATGGCCGACCCTATGTATCCGGCCAAGTCCGGATCACCATCTGCTTTTTTGACGGAAGAGATCACCTCAATAAGCACCACCATAAAGTATGACGCTAACGTGCTCAATGACGCACCAAACGTTGCAACGCTGGGAACAGGTGCAACAGCAGAAGTCGTCCAGTTTACTGGCAAGACGACGACAACGATCACCGGATGCACACGCGGATTTAGCGGGACGACTGCCAAAGCGTGGCCCGCTGGCACACCGATCTCGCGCAGACTAACAAGTTACGATCACGACACTTTTATTGACAACATCAATACCGGTGCGTTTGACGGAGGCACAATATGAGCAGATTATGGCAAATGCGGCGGAACACATCAGCAGGAGCCGCGGCAAGCAACCCAATTCTCGCAGCAGGCGAACCTGGATTTGAAACAGATACCGGGAAATTAAAGATCGGTGATGGATCAACAGAATGGGTTGATCTTGGGTACGCCGGGCAAACGGGTATCGTTGATGATGTAAATACATTGATACAACTCAAAAACATAGGACAATATAATCCAGTATGGAACAATGCAGACACAACGGCCATTACGGGACTGACAGGGTCAGGTAAATGGATGGGTGGTGTCCTTGGACCAGACGGCAAGATATACGGTATACCATTTAACAGCGATACGGTGCTTATTATATC